GAGTGATCGGCTCCCAGTCAGATGGGACGGATTCTGGCCAACAGCCAGGATAGGTAAAATCAATTTCGACATGCGCTTCATCGCACATTCTCCGACTCAGCTCAAACGACTCTTTCCACTTTGGAGGAACTTCCTGCTTTGGAAGGACGATACGCTTGATGCCAACCTGGATCATCCCCTTGGTACACTCTGAGCAGCAAGGCAAACCGTGGACGTACATTGTAGCACCATTCAACGAAACTCCTGCGAGACTTGCGTTGTAGATCGCATTCATCTCGGCGTGTACGATGTACCGGTACTTTAGCTCTCGGTTAGCCAGGCGTTCAGGGCTATCAGAGATGCCACGAGGGAATCCGTTGTAGCCCTGAGAAAGAACCTGACCATGGTCACCTACCGCCACGGCACCGACTTGCGTAGACGGGTCCTTCGACCACGATCCGACCTGCCTAGCAAGGTCGATGTACCGCTTGTCCCACTTGATTTGCTGTTCGCTCGGTATACTCACTTGGTTCGATATACTGGCACAGTTTACTGTTCCGACTTAGTGTACGATGTACCGTCGTTGATCGATATGAGGCCAAAGGCAAGGTCGAGCTTCACCCATGGGCCATTTTCGTCTTCTCCATCCTCGCAGATCGCAGTGAATCCACCGGTGCAAGCGAATCCGGTCTTGGCAGCCTGCTTGAGGCGGTTGCGAGCCTCGGCGCGAATCTCGTAGATATCCGGAACTCTGGCCGCTCCGTCTAGAGTAGCCCATACCCACTGTGAATGCTCCATCCACTCATGGACACCCTCAAAGTCAAATGTGTCCATGATCTCGTCGATCTGTTCTTGAATTGCTTCTTGGCGTGTCATTTGATTAGGTTGAAGTGTCGCTCGTACACGTGAAGGGACCCGACCTGCCAGGTCAGGGTGCCCATGCCATAACGGTTGTCTCCCTTGGAATTGAGATCATCGAGCAGGCGGTTCATGACCTCGGTCTGCCAGGCGCGATCGTTCTTATAGCCGAAGACCACGTCGTTGGACCGCATTTGGACGATGGCATGCAGATTGCCGTCACGAATCATGTACTGCACCGCATTCGTGCACATGAAGTCGGACATGCCATCACGGCAGTAGTCCGTGTGCATCGTCGGGCGAGTATAGATCATGACGGCCCGACGGCTGTTGGGATTGGCCAACAGCTCGAGCATCACGGACCAGTACTGCTTGTAGTTAGCGCTAGAATAGATAGCCCAACCATAGTTAGAGTTGATCTCGCCTTTCGTGGAGGCGACTGCTTGCCAGATCTTCGGAGCACCACCAGGGATATCGGCCACCTTCAGGGACTTGGAGTCGTACCACTGAATCTCACGGTTGACATACTCCCAGTTGACATCGCCGAAGATGGCAACTTCGTCAGCCAGAAATGAGGCACCGACCAGCTCGATGGTCTTGACGCCGGTCTTGTCAGAGACGAAGTTGCCGGCTGCAAGAGCCGACTTGAAGTGCTCTCGGATGTCGTTGACTTTAAGGATTGGTAGCATTGGTGGTCTTCCGGTTAGGGCGATTCAGGAAGTCACGCTTCGGATCCTGGCCATCGATACCGCCACGGATGAATGCAGCGGCAAACGATGCGTAGTTGATCAGGTCTTTGGCAGAATCATCGAGTGACTCGAAGTTCGGTTTGTAATTCGGATCGTTCTCCATGGCTTCGAGGACCGAGCGCATACGGAGAACTTTCGTATGGATGATGTCTAGGATCGAGGCAAATCCACGTGGATAGTAGTCCGCCTGGCGGATCGTGGAGTTGGGATTCTGGTAATCGTTGGACTTCTTGAGTTGCAGCTCGGCACACTCATGGAGAACTTTGATTGATTCTTTCATAGTAAAGGTGAAATCATATGCTAGGTTCGGTCAGATGTACACATCAAAGTGTAGGTCGGACGCCATCAAACCAAGTACCGTTCCAATGGAAAATCCCGTGAAATGTGTAGAGCGAATCGCCTTTTGTATGGTTGAAGAGATACACGGTGGTAGGAGTTTCATCGGGCCAACGTTTGATCTTTTCAGCGTATCGCTCCAGAATGTACCGAGGATTCCAGTCTGTAGCTTTCACCTCAATCGGTTCCCCGTCTGGGCGTCTGACGTCTCGATACGGCCGAGGATCATCCTTGAAGCCTTTCGAGATCAGCCAAACTTCTGGCGCCTGGCCTCGCTTACAATCCAGATAGACCTCGTCTTTGGTACGGCCATTGCGAGTGGCGGGATTCGCATATATGAATTCGGCTTCCCTCCGAGAGCGTGATTCCCATAGGGCCTGATCAAGCTCTGACGCGTCGAATGTAATCTTCATAGGCTCAGACGGTCACGGTCCATCCCTTGAAGTTACGCGGAAGGTTGAGGGCCGTGCGGACCGCATCATGGCTGGTAACGTAGGACATGCCGTTGGTCATAGAGACGATGCTGAACGGCTTCGAGTGCCGAGCCCGCTTGTAGCCGGTGATCTTGAAGGAGTCGTTGCCGATCCGGATGGACTGATCGAGGTGCTCAGGCTTCAGACCGAGCCACGAGAGATTGGCCAGAAGAGCCTCGCGTTCACGATCGACCACCTTGCCGGTGGAGTCGAAGGTCGACATGTCGATCTGAATCGAGGCGGACTTGTCCGAATACTTGGCCTTGCCGGCCGTCAGCTTGATGCCGTACTTGGCCTCGACCTGGGCGATGGCCGCCTGGAGGTCGGTGCGGATGTTGCAGAGGGCGGTCTTGTCGAAGGTAGTGAGCTTCATCATGAGGATATCCTACAGTGTTCTGAGTAAATGTACAGCCTTAAGAATTACCTAAGTCGTTGAATATCAACGCACGTTCAACTTGTTGGCAACCAACCACTTAATGCGGTTGAGTCGCCAGTTGGCCTTGTGCAGATCGCCATTCTCCATGCAGGCCTGCGCATCAGAGCTCAGGCCGAGAATGAGATCGGACACCGAGTTATTGTAGACTGCGGGCCGAAACCAGACATCGACATCCGGCACGCCGAACATCTCGAGGCTGTTGACATTCTTGGAAGTGGCATTCATCATGCCAGCATCCTAGCAAGTCCCACGAGAAAGTAAACTCCTAAGAATTACCTAAGTTGTTGATACTGGCGAATCCACAAGTTATTGACTACCAACATTCCGGTAGGCGTATTCGATGGCTCGATCGGCCTCGACCTCGAGCGGTCGGTTCTGATAGATGCGAGATGTGTCTGCATCGAGTTCACGAATCATTGTGGCGATCTGCTTTGACGTGATCGGATACTTGCGCCGGATTGCGTTGCAGGCGATACTGCTCATGATCTTATAGATCATACGGTACCGACCGGAGCCATCGAACTGCGAAATGGATCGGTACTCTGTGAGTAGTTTCTTGCTGATGAACGGACAGTCCTGGTACGAACTCCAGACAGTCGTCCGATTCGTCATCTGCGACTCACGGTACTTCAGCATCTCATCCTTCACATGATCCGGTAGTCCATCCAGGATCGAATTCCTGGAAGGTTCCACGTACCGATGGTTCAGCATCATGTCGAACGGATTCATGAACTTCGCCGTGTTAGTGAAGATGAAGTTGTTGGCGTTCGGATACTGAGCCGGGATGTAGTACATCCGACTCAGGTCCTTTGTCTGAGCATCGCCGATGTTACCGAAATGCGAGTTGAGTGCGAACCAGAAATGCCGAATCGATTGTGATGGGACGTGTGTGGTGAGCGGGAATACCAGACGAAACTTCGGTTTCTCAACGGTCGACGAGGCCGTGGAATAGCACACGAAGTAGTAGTCACGATATGGGCGAAGGACCTCGTCAACGGTGCCGATGACATTGTCCACGTCCAGTGCTGCCCAGCCGGCCCAGGACGTCACATTACTGTTCGAACGAGTCCGATCGGGCGAATATACCGCTGGCGATATGAGCTCTGACGACTTTTTACGCTCACCGCGCTTGGCCTTGTAGCCAGGGCGAGCAGAGAGCGTAAAAAGAAGTTTCTCCAACTCAGTCCACGACTTGAAGTCAAGACGCTTATCGGTCTTGTTATCGAAGATAGAATTGAATATCGTCAGGCTGTACACGGTATCAGCGAAGCTTGCTGAGCAGACCAATGTTATCGGAATGATTCGGCGCCACCCAGGTTGATGGCTTGATCAGATCGGGAAGGCCGAGCGGGTTCGGGCGTGAGGCCTTGATGCCAACCTTCTTCTGCATGTTCGCAGCATGGACTCGATCCCAGGCAGCGTATGCATCGATGTCAAGGGCATTAAGAGTGCCGATTGCAACTACGCACAGATCGATCAGCGCATCGGTTACTTCGGACGGATCATTCGTGTTGCGGAGTTCATCAAGTTCCTCCTGAAGGAACCGGATTCGAAACTCGAGGAATGACTTGAGCTTCTCTCGATCGTACGAACGAACGACGGGATTTACACCAAAACTCTGGTGCATCTCCGCGATATCCTGTGGCCAATCCTTAGACATTCGGCTTTTCCTCCGTCGGGGTGTTCAGGTTGAGTTCGAGCTGTGTCTCCGTCGGAGGTTCCTCGGCTTGGGCTTGCCCATCAAACTGCGGATCATCGACAGGATCGAAGTACTCGTCAAACGATTCATCGCTGGTTCCGTCTGCAGGAACGCATTCAATAACGTCATTGACGTCGAAAACATAACCGCATCCGCCGAGGAAACGCTGAAAATCCTGGCATAGTTCGGAGACGGTAATGCCCTCGCAATTATCGATCTCGAAGGTGATTGTTCGAGTCTGCCCGTCAGTGAAGGACAGCATGGACTTTGGTGTAGTATGAGTGAACTTAAACGACATGTTGGTATGATATTAGTTTGGTCTGAGCGGAAAGTAAATTATCAAGAGAAGAAAGATTCAAGACTCGCCTCGTCCTTTAGCTTCCAGCGAATCGCATCGAATATGATCTCGAGCGGATCTAAGAAGGTCTTTTGGAACTGAGTGTCGTAGTCGATGTACTTATCCAGGCCGAATTCGGATGGAATCACATCAGTGAACGAGATGACATTCTCCTGGATAGGATTCGGAAGACGGAGATAGATGAACTTGATCTTCTCGCCATTCTTGAGCAAAGGGTACTTGGCATCAAGGTTGTTCTGCTTCAGTAGATGGTTGAAGAGAAGACATCCGCGGACGTGAATCGGAGTGCCGGAAGCATAGATGTCACGCACTCGAGAATAGCCAGAAATATCTGTGGCCGATCGTGGGAACGCGATATCCTCTGCGGAAAGCTTGTCAAACTCCTCACGGAACTTCGAGATCTCGGCCTGAGCATCTGCCTCGGATCTCGTCATGATGACCTCGAACATCTTCTTCAGGGCATCACGGCACACAGCCGGAGTCGACGACTTGACGGCCTCGATACCCATCACCTTGATCTTCGGCTTGGAGTATTGGATACCCTCATTGTTATGAACATTGAGGATGTACCGCTTCTTCGCAGTCCAGATGCCACGATCAGCGATCGCCTCACGCTTCATGCCCATACGATTCGACGGGCAATTCATCTTCTTCGACAGATCATCGTACGCCGTCTTGAAGACCGCCTCGATACCCTTGGAGCAGAATTCATCCAGGAACTTGACCGGATTCTTCGGGGAGAACTTCTTCACGACATCTTCCATCGAAACATACACTGAGTCGGTATCGATAGCTACGACGTAATCGACGTCCTTGGTATTCTTCAGAACATCATTCAGGTAACGATTGACCGCCTTCTCGGCCCATCGAATAGCCAACTGACCGGAGAGCGTAACACCTTCGGCCATGCGAAGATCGAAATACCGAAAATACTTGTTGCCGAGAGCACCGTAGAGTGAGTTCAACAAGATCTTGACCGCCATCTGCTGGTTCTCGAGTCGTGAGATATTCCGCTCGCACTCGAGTTTTTCGCCGGCCGGTGCTCCATCCTTCTTCAGGGATTCGAGACGCTTCTTTTCCGAGATCATCTGCTTCTTGAGAAGAACTCGGCGGTCGTAGATCTCACTGATGATTCGAGGAATGACGCCGGTCTTCACTGGAGTGAAATGCGCTCCGTTGGCAGCCATGATCGCATTCGAGATCTCAGGCTTGATCTCTTTGCCGTCGAGAACAAGATCCGGAGACATATGATCAGACATCACCGGAAGGATTGTCTCCGGCGACATGTTGTACTGGATGATCAGATTCGGGTAAAGCGAATTGAGATCGAACGAACAAATCCAGTTGTGCATCCCGACCTTGGGATCTTTGACGTAACCGCCAGCAAACGTACTCTTGAGCTGCTCTTTCCACTGCGGGATCGTGATGTACTTACGAGCCAGATCGCGGAAGATGATCGAATCCCAGATCGCAGTCGTTCCAAGAGTATCGGTATAGTTCACACCGCCCATGTAGGCCAGAGTCAGGACGAGCGTGATCAGCCCGAGCTTATCCTCAAGCCGGTCTACGATATCGACGTCCTTGATGTTGTAGTCGACGAACTTCTGAAAGTTGTTCTCGTAGAGCGACGAGAGAGAACCATACTCGGCATAAGACAACTTCGCATCGCCGAGAACTACGTAGGCGATATGGCCGAGCTTGTAGGTTTCCTGTTGGCCGTACGTATTGATCGTGAACTTCTGGAAGAGATCGAGATAGTCCAATTGGCTGATGCCAAGGATGTCGAACATCTTCACCTTACGACCCTTGATCGAAGCTTCGCGAGCCTCGACGGAATCCCAAGGAGAAAGACGCTTGGTCATCTCAGGTCCGAACACTCGCTCGAGCCGATTGACGATGTACGGAATATCGAACAGCCGAATGTTCCAGCCGGTGATGATGTCAGGGCTGTTCTTAGGATTAGCAAACCATGAGACGAAGTTCGTCAGCATATCCTTCTCGGTAGAGAAGTGCCGATAATCGATTCGACCGACATACAGGGACTGCTCGGCATCGAACGGCTTCAGGCCCCAGACATGAAACGTGTTGTCGATGTTATTTTTGATCGTGATCGTGCTGATCGCATGAAGAGCGTCTTCAGGCTTTGGAAAGCCATCGTTCGATATCACCTCGATGTCGATAGTACTGATATTGATCAGTGACCGGTCAAAAGGTATCTCATCAGGAAACTTTTCCTGGATGAACTGAGAGACGTACCGTGTATTCCCGAAGATCTTGAATGAGTCGATCTTCTCGTACATCTGGACGAACTCCTTCGCGTCCTTCATCGAATCGAACTTCTGCGGAGCTACTTTCGTCCCATCGAGTGCGGTCCAGACGTGCTTCGCCTCGGTATCCTTGGCAGGCAAGAACAAGGTCGGCTTGAATTTGACCCTCTCCTTTACGCGCTCGCCATTTCGAACTCCGCGGTAGAGAATGTACGAACCGAATCGGTTGACGTTAGTGTAGAAATCCACGATAGAACAATCCTAGCACAAAAAAGGCCTGGTGTACATACAAAAGTACACCAGGCCGAGCGGCTTAGTACCGATTAGTCCTTCAGAAAGGACTTCTTCGACTTCTTGGCTTCGAAGCCAATTTCAATCTTTCGTGGCCGCTCGCTCTCAGGGATGACCCGCTCGAGTTCAATCGAGAGGATCCCATCCTCGAGACGTGCTCCGACGACCTGAACGTGTTCACCGAGCGTGAACGCCCGAGAGAACTCGCGTGACGAGATGCCCTTGTGGGTATACGACCGGTCATCTTCCTTCTTTCCGGTGACAGTGAGAACCGAGTCTTTGAGTTCGACTTCTAGATTCTCTTGTTTGAATCCTGCTACTGCGACTTCGATGAGGTAATTGTCCTCATCGATCTGCACGATATTGTGCGGCGGATATCCGCCTGTGGCGGCCGCGGACCGATTCATCTCATTGAACAGATGTTCAAATCCCACGAAATTTGCACGAGGGAATGTGAACGTTGTACCGTTGGATGTAGTGTATGATGTCATCTGACTTTCCTCCTATTGCTAGCAAGGTTACTGAACTTTACATCAGCCCCGGGATCGGGCACCGATGTTTACCGGCGGAATTGCCGGTAAATCTATTTATCCCTTCACATTGCCAATGGAATACTTTTGCAGTAGTTGCCAGTTGGCTTTTTCTTTATGAGAGATGATCTTGATCTGCCTGAGATGTGCTCGATCTTTGCATTGCTCAGGATTTACGATAGACACCAGACCCCAATCCGAGAGAAGCGTAGTGATTGTATTCCGTCTCTGCAGATCATTCACGGTCAAATTTGATGGCTTACCGTCGAGCAGGAACAACTCCTTGAAATGAACGATAAAGTACCGACCTTGCTTGTGGAGGATATGACAAGACTGGTACAGTTTGTTGCTATCCTTCTTCGAAGCGACCCCGATTCGTGTTAGCGTCTCCCGCACCTTCAAGAAGTCATCTGGCTGGGCCAGGGTGACCTCTAGCATCATTGCGGGTGTCCACTCTACAGGAGTATCATCCTGAAGTTGTGGTGCTACTACGTTGTCGGGTTGAATTTTGTCCACCTGTCGAAAGTCTTTGCTTGAGTTGAAGAATCTGATCCTTACTCATCATCGTCAGGACTACTCTGGCTTTTTCATTGCTGTAGCCATAATATTCCTTAACAATCATGAGGTCCTCAGATTCGTGGGGTTTAATCCACTTGCTGAAGCGCTTTTTCTTTCTGACAGTATTTATTAAAAAGTCAAATTGAAGCTTCTGGCCGAGATGATGTTTAGAGTTCATCTCATTCGCCAGAAGGATGGTATCCGGGAAGTAGGAGAGTGAGCGATTCACAATGAATGCGTTGTATTGCTTCTCAGAGGCCGCATCAGTGATGAGGTTGACCTTCGAGTCATTGATGCTGTTCAGGTAATCGAACGGGCTCATTTCCAGAGTGTTTCGGCCATGATTTCAGTCAGACAGGCCGATAGATTCAACTCGTGATCAGCTACGAATGCGTCCTTGTACTGGTAGTCTGCCAGGATCAGAACGACGCGAGGCAGAGACTCCGGCTTGGCATATGTAGCAATGCTGTCATAGATCTGACGGAAGATCGTCGAATTATCGGAACTGCTCCCGATATCGGCAACCCAGCCTCGCATCCCCTTGAAGTTCTTCTCCTTCAGGATCTTCATCAATGATTCTAGTTGAGGATCCGTGGAGACGAGGATACCAGCATCAATGATGCCACCTGATGCTGCGTACCGTTGGCACTCATTGATAACTCGGCGCCAGTCAGGTGCGAACTTCGATATGACATGGATCACCGCCTTCGTATCGAATTGGACGTTCTCGGTCTTCATGATTGTGACCAGCCGCTTGTGGAAGGCGACGCACAACTCAGGAATCTGAGGCTTGGTGATGTCGAACGATATCACCGCACACCGTGAATGCAACGGTTCGATGATCCGGTTCTTGAAGTTACAGGTCAGAATAAACCGACAGTTGGAAGAATATTCCTCGATGAAGCCGCGCAGCGCTGGCTGCGTTGATTGAGGATTGAGATAGTCGGCTTCATCGAGGATGATGACCTTCGGTCCATTGGCTTGCAACGAGACCGAAGATGCAAATTGACGGATCTTGTTTCGAAGAACATCGATTCCGGATTCCTCGGAGCCATTGATCATGATGAAATCAAGACCGAGCTCGGTGCATAGTGCTTTCGCGACAGTCGTCTTTCCAAGACCGGCAGAACCGGTCAAGAGTAAGTTATGCAACTGTCCTCCGTCACGGATTCCGAGGAATGTGGATTTGAGTTCTGGACTCAGAACACAATCTTCGATCTTAGACGGCCGGTACTTTTCGCACCACAAAAACTCATTTTCATTTCTCATTTTTTAAGAATTCACCATTTTCCTTAACATACCTAAAAGATCGCTTTGCCTTTTCTCTTGCTTCGGTTATTGAATTATACACTACACCGTCTACTTTAACTTTTTGTGATTTTGGATTATCCTTGCCGAGTTTACCATACTGCGGATTACCTTTACCTTTGTAAGATCTTCTCTTACTCATACCATTAATCCAATTTTCTGATTTTGAGGTATCTCCGCCGTCGCCGCCCTGTGTTTGATTATAAGCTGGCTTTAATTCTGATATCCAAGATATCTCGTCTTCTTCAAGATTACCATCTTCCTGAAGGACGCTAATTTCAAAGTTACAAAATCCATATTTACGCATTGCTTTGTAAAGATGAGTTTTTCCTGTTTTGTGGTTGTAGAAATGTTTCTTAAACCTTTCTTCTAGAGAAAGACTCGTATAACCGACGTATGTATCTTTAGTTAAAATGTTAGTAATTAAATAAACCATATAGGTTATTTATTAGATTAGTACTTTTCAAGTACTTTTCAACCTAACATTTTAATCGTATCAAGAAGTGCGAGTCTTGTGAATATTAATGATTTGGTTATACACTTCTCGGATCTCCTTGGTCTCCTCCTCGAATTGGAGAACCTGCTGCTTGTGGTACAGCATGACGACCTTTCGAAGAGCCTTCTTCGGCATCTTGTACTTGGTCTCGATGGACTTCAGGATTTCATTGATCTGAATCTTGGCGGTCTTGATGGTCTCGAGTTCGTTCGAGATCTCTTGAACGGCCTGATTGATGTTCTTCAGATCTTCCTGTGAAAGGGCGGGAATGTTCATAATAAAGTTGGCGCACATTTTTAGGTGTGCGCCAGATCAGTTTTGTTGAAGTTAGCGCTTAGGCTACCGGGGTCTGCTCAGGGGCAGGAGCGTCAGGAGCAGCCGGGGGCGGCGTCTTCGAGCTGACAAAGGCAGCGACACGGTTACGGAGAGCGCCGATAGCGGCGAGCTCGGCTCCCTCGAATGCCCCACGGCGGGAGCATACATCGATGACCTGAACGAAGTCCTTGAGGTCACCGAGGGTGAGATCAGGAGCCGGAGCAGGCGGCGGAGTTGCGGGCGGAACGTTAGTGGTATCAGTAGTACTGTTCATGGATGTTTGTGGCTAATTATGACTTAGTGAAGGACGAGTTCTTTTCAAGAGCTACCCAGTACTCGATTGGAATGCTAGTGTTCTTGAAATGACTGATCAGTTTGGAGCTGATCGATACCTCGTAGTCTCCCGGCATCATTTTCAGATTACCGATCGACATGATGAACGAAAAAGCCCCATTACAGGCACTCTTTGCATCCATCACCATATCGTATTTATGGGCAGTAGGGTTCTTCGGATCGACGATTCGCGCGTTAATCTTTCCAGAATCACTACGGAATTCGAGCGTGGTATGACCAAGAACCGACGATGCCCGTTTCAGCTTCAGGAGAGAATCTGCCTTGAGCATGAAGCTGACCTCAGCTGTCGGCATGTTCACCTCCTTCGTCGGAGCAGTGATCACCGAAGGACTCGAATAGTAGTATTCGATGCTGTGCTGCACCTCAGGTGAGGAGTCCTTGATCGTAACAGAGTCAGTGCCGAACTCGAGCTCCGGATCATTCACTAGTGAGATCACCGATAGAAACTCAGGCAGTGCAAAAATAGCGAACTCGCGCGGGAAGGTTTCCTGCAGGCTCGCCTTGGCCAGAACATTCTTCGCCTCGGCAATCGTGGCAATAGAGTTCCCCGACTTGATCAGAATATTCTGATTGATCGTGGAAAAGTTCTTGAGGATTTCGACTGTGGATTCGGATAGTTTCATGATCAGGTCTTCGCTAGAGCTTTACCGGTAGTGTGTTCGTACAGGAAAAACAGGCAGCACGCTGCGTGAGCAAGGTGGTGCATACCCGTCTCCGGATCCAGGCTTTCCCCCCGTCTCCAGGCCCACGCATGACGCTGCATGGCATCGAAATACCGACGTTCGGCATCGGGCACATGTCGCCAGTTCTCGCGCTCATACTTTTGAGCTCCGATGGTCAGAACCTTGACCAGTTCATCGAGAGCATATGGAGGCACGAGTCCGTATTCCGGCTTTCCGGAATCGAACTTACGGCCAGCTTGTGCGGCATCAGAACTCATTGGTGGGCAGATAATACGAGAGAAAATGAGAACAGCCCGAGGACATTGTCGCCCCGGGCTGTTAATGCACCAAACAGCTTAGCTGTTGGCAGCGAGACGGTACTTGTAAACCGTGCGACCGGTCTTGGTGTCCTTGCGCTCGTTGGTGTAGATGCGAGCGCCGTCTTCACGGAGCTGAGCGACGACGGCCGACGGATTAGCGATCCGGCAGCGGTTGGCGATCTCGG